AATCCCATGAGAGACTTTTGTAGTTTCTTCACTTTTTCATTGGCTTTATTTGCGGAAGAACCAGTATCGTTTAGCGCTTGGATATTGTCATACAATCCACTAGCGCCTTGTTTTGCTGCATCATATGTTGTCCCGAATAGCATTGCAATAAAGGAAGCTAGCTGCCCTGTGAGCTGTGCCACCGTACTCATTAACGCATTCAATGCTGGTAAGATTGCCGTATATATTGGATAAAATGCCGTCATCAGGTTGACTTTAATCTGATTCAACGAAGCACTGAATTGATCGTTCGTTTTCAATGCTGACATCATACCGCTAGCCAGTTTAGTAATTGCGCCACCTAACAGCTGATAAACGACCAATGAAGGTAATAGATATTTCATCGACTGGCCAAAAGCGTTCGTGCTTCCTGTCATTCGATTTGTTCCAGCTGTAACTTTGTTGGAATTACTAGAAAATAGACTTCCGAACTTTCCAATAAATCCAAGAGAGTTCCTCAAGCCATTTCCGACGCTCCCAAATCCGTGTGAAACTGCATTGGACATACGGTTGAATACTCCGCCATATTTAGAAACAGCTCGCTCAGATTGCTTCAACCCTGAGCCTGTCATACTTGCACCGTTAGAAGCATTACCAGTTTGAATGGAGGATTGGCCCAATGCAGAGTTAACTCGTTGTAGAGCCTTTCTCAATGTTTCTGCTCGATCTTCTGTTTGGGAATACTCCTTCTGTAGACGATCATTATCACTGATTAATTTATTCATCTTGATTGATTGTTTTTGAATCTCACCAGACGTTTTCAGTGATTGAGGAGTATCCTCATAGTTCTTGAATCCAGATGTAAAGCTGCCAGTTGGCACACGTTGATCGTTATATTCTGCCTTTAATGTTCGAATTCGTTTTCTCATCGCTTCGATTTGAGACTCGTTTTGACTCATACCTTTTGTAATGTTGTCCAGTGAAGAAGGAACTGCATCAAGTTCCCGTTTGATGGTATTACCCAATCCAGCTGCTTGATCTTTGAACTTCGTCATTTGCGCTTGCGCTCGGGCGATCTGTTCATCATATTTAACGACTTTGCCTGTATCCCCTTGACTCGATGCCGTTTGTCTTTGCGATTTCAGATAAGCAACCTTTTCTTGCGCTGCTTTCGCTTGGCCCATTTTAGCGTTGATTTCATTGATCATCGCATCAATTTCTTTGGTTACTTTCGGACGAGCTTTGCGAATACCAGAAGAAAAATTGTCACCAGCAGCTTCAGATGATTGCTTTGTCGATCGTTCGAAGTTTGATAACGTCTTCTCGAGTGCTTGATTCATTTTTTCTAGTTGTTTTGTGAAATTGCTAGCACCTTTTTCAATATCCATATTCTTCTCAGTACGATCCATAGAGTTACCGGACATTTGTTGGATTCGACTCATAGCACTTTCAATTTGTGGCAGCACTCGTTCCAAAGACTGCTCAACTCTGGCAGTATTAATATCGAGGAGTACCTCAAGCGTTTCTAATTCCATGCTTTCTCACCTACCTTTCTTCTAGAAGTTTTCTTCTCTCTCGTGTTGCGTTGATTGCGTGTGCTTGGGCTAGGAAAATTTCTTGATCCCGCTTCATCGCGTCTTGCTTTGATTCCTCTTCTGTTTTGGCTTCCTCAACTGCTTGCTCAATCTGTTTGAGAAATGGATATGCGTCTTCAAATTTTGGAAACTTCTTCGGATCGTTAAAAGCAAAAACAGCTAAGCGTTGCTGAGAATAGTCAAACATTGCTTTTTCCTTCAACTCATTCTCTTTAACTTTCTTGTTTGCTTTCACTTGTATCATAATTTCTTCAAGCGTCATTCCCCAGTACTCAGTAGCAGGGATTCCTGCTTCAACCGCTTGAGGATACATGTGCTCAAGCATTTCAGATAAATTAGAGAAGTTTTTTACAGAAGACTGTCTTCGCTGTTCGTCTGATCCAAAGATTCCCCATCTGTCGGTTCGTTCTCCGTTTCTTTCTTTCCGAAAAAACCTGCTTCATCCAAGAATTCATTCACTTCACCAAATAGATCCATAGTTGTTTTCCCAGAATCTAGGTATTGTTCGAATGCTTCAGTGATAACTTTATCCGTTACACCGCTTGTTTTATTTGCACCTTGCAACACGATCAGCAAACTATTTGATGGAGGTAATTTGATTTCTCCTTGTTTCTTAACGAATAAGCCCATGATGCCTTCATCTAATCGTTTTTCAATTGCTAAAACGGCTTTACCATCCAATCGGAGTTGTAAAGTTAGATCCCCTAGTTCGAATGGTGTTGTGTGTGGAAATTGTGCAATATTGTTTTTTGACATAGTTATTTTCCTCCTAAGATAAAAAGGCTAGTCTTTCGACTAACCTTCCTCTGGTTCTGTTAATGTTAAAACGTGTGTGTCTTTTTTATTCCCGGCATTTGTTGTACCTGTTGTTGTATAGGTTCCTGGCGGCACATCTGCAGTCCAGGTAATATTCCCAGTGTTCGATACTGCTAAACCTGCAGTAGTTGGTGCAATTGTATACTTAACAGTTTTATCAGTAGCATCACTAGGTGATACAGTTGCTGTCAATTGACGATTTGATGCAGTCCCCGCAACTGCGGTAGATGTCTTCGGTGACAAAGTAACCGACTCGGGGTTGATTACTTTGCCGGCGCAGGTGTCATAGTCGGCCCTTCACTAACAACCACACCTAAGTTAAATCCAATGGCTTGATTGACTTCTGCGCCATCAAATTTGTAATATGGTTCTCCAGTAAACTCTGATTTTAATCCATCTGGATATGTGATTGTCCAATCGACCGATTTTTTTGATTCAACCAAGGCGTGAATATCACGGAAGTTATCTCCTTGATATACGATCGCAAATTCTAAGTTGTCAGTATCTTCGATACCTTTGATATAAGCTTTCTTTTCTGATCCCAAGTGTGTAACGTCTACTTTCTCTGGGTCACTACCCAAAGCCGGGATAGATTTAACTGCTGCAACAGTTTTTGTCGTTGAACCATCTTTATATGTTAAGACAGTTCCTTTTGATAATAGTCCTGCAAAATCCATGTGTAATTCCTCCTATTTTTTGTATACATATTTTGTAACATTATCAACTACAGCTGTTACTTCAACGATGATCCGCTTTAGATCAGCCGTGTTAGCATCTTTAGCGGTACCAGAAAAACCAATACTACCGAATGTGCTTAAAACACTTTCAGCAATACTGGTCTGGCTTTTGTCTCCGTACAATTCAACTGTGATTGTCCAATCTGTTTGTAACTCATTACCCAACGAATCGATCTGATGTGGTTTATTGGCTGTCCGATAAATTGCTAATGGGAATGTATTCCAACTTGAAGGATAGTCCGTCGCAATCTTTTTGATGTCAGTGACAGCTTGTAATACTTCAACGGTGACTGTCTTCATCTTCACACGTTCCATCACTTCAACTCCCTTAACTTGCGTTGTACATGTTCTTTGTAGATTTCTGGCGCTTCACCGATCAAATCTACTAAAGAAGGATACAAGAACGGTCGTGCTGGCTGTCCTATGGTAATGTAGAAGTCTGTACCTTGAACAGTCACACGAGGAATACCGTATATAGCTTCTAAATCCACCGCAACATCTTTCGCTGGGATAAACCATGCTGTTTGCGAATAGACTGGTGTAAATCCTTCTGGCAAATCTTTAGGACTAGCTTCACCGACAGGACCTGTACCAACTTCGCGAAATAGTGCTTCTTGCTTGTCGGACCAGACACGTCCAACAATTTGGTTCTGTGCATTAATCACGACTTCGTTTTTCAAACTACCCAACAATTCACCACTAGAATATTTCATGCTAGATGACAATCGCAGTTCTGCGGCTTGCTTAATCAACTCGGTGATTTCAAAAGTCGCATCCCACATCGCATCATCCAAGATTTGCGGTATCGCTTTGACTTTTCGCCGTAAACTTTCAAGGCCTTTGATTTCAACTCCCACGATTATCATTCCTTTCTAGCATAATGTTCTTGTGTGTCGAAAATGTCTGGATAGATTTGATTGTGAAATCTGGCTCTTCATCTTTGCCAACATATACGCAAACGCCATCTAGTTCGTTATGTGCCTCGTTAATCACAAAACCTTGGTATTTACATGCTTTCATTGTTTCGAGCTTGCTGCCATAGATTTGGGCATTTATCGTACCACTTGCAGCCTGTACATTCATACGCAACTCAATTGGTTCAAATGGGTATGTGATTATTTCTTCTGCTTCTTCGTCATGAGTGACTTTTCGCTTTTTTAGGTAGACTGTTTGCAAGTCTCGTTCTCTAAGTCTCATCTGAACGACCTCACTTTTGCTACTCTATAGCGATTGAGTTTTGATCGAATCTTTGCAGGAATACCAATTTCGAACGATTGAGATACACCGCCCTCAGTACGGGCTGTTTCCCCGTCGTTGCCGTCTGTAGGGCTGCGATAGAGATACAAATCTGTACCT